TTACTCCCTGACAGGGTTCGTAGGCCACTCAATATCAGGTGCAGTTGATGTATCAACACGGTTCAGCAACACCCGATACTTTTTCCAGGCTTCCAGCAATGAGGTTTCTTCCTCCGTTGCAATTTCCAGATCTGCAGCATCCTGAAGCGGCGCAATATGCTCACTGGCTACCTGCATCAGGTTGTTTTTGTTTCTTCCGCCTCCCGGATCCGGAACAGTTTTTCTGCTTCCGTATCCTTCACCCAGGCTGTGCCGTTCCACTTCTGAAACTCCCCTTCCGGCGATAACCAGGTAACATTTTCCGGTAACGGACCGAGTTCAGAAATAAATAACGCGTCGCCGGAAGCCACGTCATAAACCGTTTTACCCCGATGGTCTTCAAAGAGATGCCACGATGACTCATCACTGTTGAAAACAGCCACGAAGCCTGCCGGAATATCTAACGGTGCAATATCGGTACTGTTTGCAGGCAGACCTGTATGAGGCGGAATATATGCGTCACCTTCACCAATAAATTCATTAGTTCCGGCCAGCAGATTATAAATTTTTATGGTCCGTGGTTGTTCACTCATTCTGAATGCCATTATGCAAGCCTCACAATATAGTTAAATGCGATGTTTTTGACGGTGTTTTCCGCGTTACCAGCAGCGTTAACGGTGATGGTGTGTCCATGTGAACCAATCGCAACGGAGTGCGCATGAGCACCAATTGGAACAGAGTGCGCATGGTTACCTGTAGTGCTTGTGGCACCAGACCAGGTTCTGGAAGCGTTAAAGTTTACAGGAACACCATAAGTAAATTGAGAGCCCGTAAATCCATGGGCTGGCGCAGAGCCACCCAGTGTAAATGCTCCACTTGCTGTATAGAAATTACCGCTATCACTTCTGAAGTAACCGAGAGTACCAGTAATTTCCATAGTGCCTCGGCTGTGGTTATGGTCACCAGTGGCATTTGAAGACTTAGTACCATAATCAAACGACGACGTGGTTTTCGTCCCCAAATCCGTACTGGATGCACTGGCGCTGTGGGTGTGCGATTTAATGCCGTCCTGTTCCTGAGATAATACGGCTCGACCACTGGCAGGTTTGCCCTTAATCGTCCAGCCACGCATATCAGGGATCACGCCTGACGGATAAGCAGCTGCAAGTTTCGGGTAAGCAGATTTGTCAAAAGTCTGCCCCTGCATCAGGGCATAACCAGACGGAACGGTATCTGATGGCCACGGGATTGGTGCGCCGACTGGGTAGCTTTCTGGTGGAAGATTTTTCGAGGTATAAACTTCTGCCCAGTCTTCCTCAAAACCATAACCGTCTCTTGAAGAACGGTAGAACAGACCACCATTTCTGTAATGCGCCTTCATCTGCAAGGTCCGGCAACTTCCGACTCCGGTATAGAAGTTAACCAGAATATAGCTGTCGCCAGAGCGGGTGACATTGTAAGCGCCTGATTCGGCATTCCAGGGAACGGCTCCATCCGAATCCGCATAAGCCCCCGTCGAACGTCGGGCAAATGCACCAATATTTTCCGGCGTGAGGTTAATATCCGCCGAGCCATCAAACTTAACACCGTTAATTTTTGGGTCTGCCGCAAGTTTCGTCGCGGTATCGGCGTTCCCCTTCAGTGCCCCGGTGATCCCATCAGTAACAGACAACGGACCTGAAATAGTCCCTCCAGTTGTTGGCAGCGCTCCAATATCTGATGGTGTAGGTTTCTGATGTGAGCTATACATCGTATAAACAACACCATCGGTAACGCTGGAAGGCTTACTCGCTGAATATGTTAGCGAGGTATAAATAGAAACTGACGCATTTGTAGTACAATCCCAATGGATATTTACACTCGTCGCATAATTGCCAATCTCAACGTAAATATCATATATATCGCCGGATGTGTTGATCCAGGCGAAATTCGTTAATCCGACGGCTGTACGCTTCCACAAAGCTCCGGTAATCCCTTTGGAGTTTCCATTGCCTGCTCGTAGAACCAGTTCAGATATACCTGCCTGTTGAGGTGCCCCCACGTTAAATCCAGCGCCACCAATCAATGCGATGTAAACGATGGAACTCGCTTGTGGCATGGTAACCGTTGCCAGTTTGAACCACCCTGCCCCGCCAGAGAAAGAGATCGTTACTGAATTTAAAGTGCCAATATCTTTCGGTGTTAATGTTATATCCGCAGTCAGTGCTTTCCCGTTAACTTTTCGGTTAGATGGTACCCTGCCATTCGCATTGTCATTCGCTGCTTTAACTGCCTTCGGTGTCGCGGCAAGCGTTTCAGATGTGCTGTTGGTTGCACTGCTGAGCTGTACTATCCCCTTTTTCGTCGTGCTCGCATCCTCAAGCGCCACGGCGGATGCAATATCCTCTGCCCGTTTTGCCGCTGTCTCGGCGCGCGTTGCCGCGGATTCCGCCGTACTTTTGCTCTGAGCTGCCGCCGTCGCACTGCCAGCTGCCTCTGTCGCCTTCGTGGATGCCGTCGTGGCGCTGCCCTTTGCTGCTGACGCCTGTCTGGTCGCCTCATCTTTTGAAGCAGACGCAGATGATGCCGATGACGCCGCCGAACTGGCGGACGATGCGGCAGCCGTTTTTGAGGATTCTGCGCTGGTTTCCGAGGCTTTCGCGTTCGTTTCGGATGTCTTCGCTGCCTCTTTTGAGGCCGCCGCATCCCGTGCTGAAGTGGCTGCTTCTGACGCTTTCGTGGTCGCGGTGGATGCAGAAGTGGCTGCTGATTGTTGTGACGCTGCCGCATTCGTTTCTGACGTTTTCGCCGCACCGGCACTGGTAGCCGCCGCGCTTTTTGAGGACTCTGCAGCGGCAGCACTTTTTGATGCTTCAGTAGCCTTTGTTGATGCCGTTCCTGCGCTGGAAGACGCTGACTGAGCCGACGTCGCGGCCTGCCCGGCTGATGTGCTGGCTGCACGTGCTGAGCCTGCAGCATCAGTCGCATGGGTTGCCGCCTCACTGGCAGATATGCTGGCATCGCTGGCTGACTTCTTCGCGGCTGCCGTGTTCTGTGCCACCGCGGACGCGTTACGCGCCACCTCTTCCACCATCAGTTCAAAACGGCGCAGTGCCTCAGGACGGGCATCATCCTCCGTCATGGCACCGAGAAAATCATTCAGCGTACCGGGTCGGGAATCTTCATACACGGTGATGGTCCCGGCATGTGAAGGCGGAAAACCTTCAACCAGCAGGGTGACGCTGTACTGACCATGCTCAACATCCATGCTGTAACGTCCGGCTTCATCCGGATTTTCAGAGGCCACCGTGTTCACCACCACCGTGCTGCTGGTCCGTCTGGCTTTCAGTTGAATGGTGCAGTTCTCTACCGGTTTTCCTGTGCCGTCTTTCAGCACACCTGAAATCTTTACTGCCATATTCACCCCACAAAAAAGCCCGCCTGAACCGGCGGGCTGTCATAACACTGTGTTACCTGGCTAATCAGAATTTATAGCCGACACCCACGATGAAACCGTCAGTGCGCCAGTCGCCACTGCCGGAACCTTCATAAGCAAGGTCAATAACCACCGTCTCTACGGGACTGAACTGAATCCCGGCATTCCAGGCCGGCGACAGATGACGCGCAGTATGACCATCACTGGCGGTGGTGGTCTCCTTCACATACCCCGGTTTCACTTCATCACGCCGGTAATCCTGAACACTGTCAGACCAGCGGGTGTACGCCATCCCGGCCATGCCATAGAGACTGACCCGCTCACTGAGCTGCCAGACAGGGCCGGCCATCAGACTGACATAACGACCGCGCAGGCTTTCATAATGGAAGGTATTTTCACCCGTCTTCATCGTGTCACTTTTCTTCACCGATGCATAACTCAGCGCGACAATGCCGCCCAGGTGATCCGTGAACTCATAACGGTATTTCACATTAATCCCTTTTAAATCACCTGCACGCGCACCGGTACCGGACAATGCCGGTACGCCGCCCGGGTGAACCTGAGCATATCCCACGGAAAATGCACCGTGTCCGCTTTCAGCCTGTGCAGGAAAGGCAATTCCTGCCAGCAGGGTAGTAAACAATAATATCGTTGCGTATAAATGCCGCATGATTACCTCTTTGTTTTCAGTCAATAAAAAAGGCACCTCCTGAGGTGCCCGTCCGGGTTAATAAACCGTCAGCTGATACTGATCCCTGCTGTGGATTTTTTCATGACCACAACCAGTAAATCACTGATGTACGTTGTCGGCGTCCAGTTGTTCGCACCGGCCGACGACACATTAAACGTCAGGGTGACATGACCCCGCCCTGCCGGCATATCTATCACCGATGAGAACACCCGGCTGACATCCGTTGCCGGTTCATGGAAAATCTCAACCCCGTTCTTCAGCACCTGCAGCTTACAGGTGGAATACCAGTACGACTGCTGATTCGGGCTGTTGAAATTCTGGTGTTTCGTCCCGCGAAACAGCACCGGGGGAATGATAATCTGCCGGTCGAAGCCCTGGTCATCGTAAACTGTGACGGTTACCGTACCGCTGGCATAACTGTTATTCCGGGGAAAGGCTTTCCCCACCGTCTTCACCAGGTCGCCTTCAATCTGGTTTGCAGACAGTTTCCCTCTGATGACACAGTTCTCGTTAATGGTGACATTATTGAGCGTGCCGGTATTCGCGGTAATTGCTCCGCTGATATCCGCGTTCCTGGCTGTCAGCTTCCCTTCCGGCGTCAGGGAAAACGTCGGGGGGTTGCCGGATGACGTGATACTCGCCGCAAACAGACGCTTCAGGAACACGTCGTTCATGAACAGCTGATTCCCCTGCGCCACAAATAACGGAGTGCTGTTGCCGCTCTCCGGATTTATCATCGCGATACGGTCAGCCAGCAGCAGTATGTTGCTCAGTGGCTGGCCATCAGTATCCTCAATCCCTGCACCAATCCCGGCCACATAGGGAATGCCGTCTTTCGTTTTTTGAACCTTCAGCATGTACAGCGCAGTCAGGTCATCATTTGTGTCCTTCTGCACGCGCTGTATCTGCTGTATGGTGGCGCTCTGGTCCTCCAGCGTTTTACTGACCGTCTGTGTGATTTCATTGCGGGTTTCGGTGATGGTGGTCTTCATCTCCGCCATCTCATCCGCAAGCTGGCTGTTGTCTATCAGCTCCCACAGCCCCTGAGCCAGATGCAGTTTTCCTATTTTTTCCCGGAAAAATTCCAGATACCCTTCACCATCATTGCTGGGCTGCCCGCTGACTTCCACAAACGCAGATTTCCCCACCAGGTTGACGCTGCGCACGTAAAACCAGAAATCCTTCCCGGGCTTAATGTGCGGGCCGGATACACTCCACTGACTGCCGGTCCCCAGATAACGGGCAGAGGTTTCCACCTGTGCGGCGTCTGCAATTTTTGCCTCCGAAAACCAGAACTCAAACTGCACCGTCGGGTCATAAATGGTCAGTTTCGGGACTGCCGTTATCTGAAAATACCCCGGCGTCAGTTCAACACCGGCAGGCGCTGCCGGTGCGTTAATCCGGAACGTGGTGGTGGCGGGTTCGCCCTGCTGGCCATAGCTGTTAATCGCCCTGACCGTCAGGGTGTATTCCCCGAGAGGCAGGCCACTGAAACGGTGCTCCGTATCGGCAGTGATGGCGGTGGTCAGCAGGCGGCTGTTCTCACCGCTTCCACTGGTCAGGCGCAGACTGAAGCGCACGCCCTTCACCACCCTCGGCGTGTCCCATTTCGCCTGTGCCAGATACTGACCGTCAGCCGCGCTCACCTCCACCGTCAGGTGCTGCACTGCCGGTGGAATAACGCTGTTCAGGGTGCCTGACTGCGGCTCAAAGCTGGCCCCGTTATCCACGATGGCTTCTTTTTCCGGTACGTGCTGCACCGCCGTGATGGCAAAGGTGCCGTCCGTGTTTTCCCGGATGGAGACACAGCGGAACAGGCGACGACGCAGTGACGGCAGGGAGAGTCCCCATACACCGTATGTCTCCACACCATCAGGCAGGGTGCTGACCTGTATCCGGTCCGGCGCGGGGTGTGCAGTGATGTCCACACTCACCGGCTTACCGCTGCCGTTAATCAGGTTCACCGTGGCGGCACCTGTCTCCGGCAGGGTCACCTCACGGTCCAGTGTCAGGGTGCGGCTGGCGGCATCGATGTACAGGACACGTCCGCCGGTCATGGTCCCGGCATAGTCATTATCACAGATTTCAATAATGTCACCGGGTGTGTGACGCAGCCCCTGTGACCCGAGCGTGAAATCCACCGTCTGCGTTTCCAGCAGTCCGGTCTTTATCACCCACAGCCCGGCACGGTGGGCCTGACCGCGACTGGTGCAGCCGAACGCATCCATCTTCAGCAGGTTGCGCCCGTAGCGCAGTATGGCTTCCGGGTCTTCCACCAGTTCCGTGGAGGTCTGCCAGCCGTTCTGCGGGTCGGTGTAATTCACCTCCACCGCCGTGTGCCGGTCCTTCAGGGCACTGAAGCTGTAGCGGAACCCCACGCCGTTATCATCCACCACCACATCGCTGCTGGTGTACGGCCACACCACATCCGACGGGCGGTCCTGAACAAACGTCAGCGTCTGACCGTTCCATACCGGCATACAGCGCATCGCAGAGCAGAAATCACTGAGAACGTCCCACGCCTTACGCTGTTGTGACAGGTACGCATTAAAGGTCATCCGCGGCTCTGTGCCCCCGAAACCATCCGGGACCGTCTGGTCGCAGTACTGCCCGATGGCATACAGCGCCCACTTGTCAACATCCGCCGCCCCCAGACGTTTTCCCATGCCGTAGCGCGGGTGAGTCAGCATGTCCCACAGGCACCAGGCCGGGTTGTTGCTGTATGCCGGCTTCAGGCTGCCGTCCCAGATACCGCTGTAAGTGCGTTTTTCCGGGTCATAGTTTGACGGTACCTGAATGATGCGACCTCGGATATGGTAGTTCACCGTCATCTGCTGACCGCCAAACTGCTCCGCATCCACCTGCAGCCCCACAATCGCCTTGTTCGGGTAGCACTGTTTCACATCGATGATTTCGGTGTATGACGACCACAGCGTTCTGTTCTGCAGCTGGTCCGTGGTGCTGTCCGCCGTCTCCCGGACCATCCGGATGTTAAAAGGACGGGGAGGCAGATTATCCAGAATCACCGACGCCAGGTACTGTGAGGTGGTCTTGCCGTTAATGGTGACATCCTTTTCCGTCACCCAGTTACCGTTACGCTGCAACTGAATCAGCAGCCGGACAGAAGAGGGATTACGGTCGCCCTTTGAGGTGGTCTCCAACAGTGACTGCACCCCGAAGGTGACCCGCAGGCGGTCAATGTTCGCGGATGTAATGGTGCGCGTTACCGGCTTTGCCTTCGTCACTTCCACGCCCAGTCCGGTTTCAGCTCCGGAGGACTCAAAGCCTTCCGGTGGTGTCTGCTCCTGCTCCCCGGCACGCCAGACCGCGGTCACACCGTGTATCACGGGATTACCGTCCGTGTCCGTCAGCGGGGTTTTGTTCACCAGGATACTCTGCAGTCCCTTCACCGGGCCTTCTATCGGTCCCTCACCAATCGCATCAATCACACTCATCATCTGCGTGGATTTGAGATTGTCCTTCGCCTCGCGCGGTGTGTGCGCCTTGCCGCCACCTTTGCCCATTGTCTCACCCTTTACTGTGATAACTGTTACGCACAAAAACAACAGGCATCCCTGAGGATGCCTGTATCATCACTGAATAAAACTTCTGAATATCTTCACATTTTCACAAACTGACTGTGGTGCTAATAATTTCTCTGCGTTAATGTTTTTTGTCGTGACATAAGAATAATTCCTTACACTTAATCTTCGTAACGCTCCCGCAGTTCCGCAACTCTGCGGGATTTTTTTATTCTTTTTACCCCTGCCGCCCGATAACCACGACCTTTCCGCCCCCGCCTTCATCACGGGTGCTGATGTCCTGGGATATCCGTCGTGAACCAACCAGCATTTCCCCGTAAGGCACCGGCATCGGGTTACCCTGGGCAATCATATTGTCCAGTGACGAAAAATACGTGTTCTGTTTACCGTTATCCGTTGCGCGGTAATCCGGTGTTTTTGCCTTCGGTGCCAGCATCTGGGCCACACCGCCCAGAATCATACTGGCACCCAGTGAAAACAGCATCGTGGTGGCAGAAAAACCACCGGCACTCAGGGCTGTACCCCATAACGCCATCGAGCCTCCGGCAGTGAAGAAAGAGCCCACGATGGCTGCCGCCCCCAGCACAATCTGCAGTCCGCCCTTTCCGGCTCCGGCCAGTCGCGGCACAATGTGGATGACCGCCCCCTCACCCAGAGGTTCGTGAAGACGGGCGTACACCGCCTCCGGTGCCGTGTCCTCACCGCGAATACGTATCTGGTACCAGCCTTCGTTCATCTGACGGCGGAATCCCGGCACCTGTAACGACAGCGCCCGGATGGCTTCCGCTGCCGTGTTCACGTACAGGCTGAGGCGGCGGCCAAATCGTTGTAAATCCCCGTGAAGGCAGATGCGTGCCAGTGGCGGTGACGCCAGACAGAATGCGTTCGTCGTTGCCATTTTTCGGAATACCTCTCCCGTTTACTCAGTTGTTCAGGCAGATGGTGAAGCAGTTCACCGTTGCCGCAGTAAATGGCGGCATGATTGGCCACCGATGCGCCAAAGCAGCACAGCAGGATATCGCCCGCCTGTGCAGAGGACAGGGGCACCCGGTAAAAGCCGGTGACCGCCATATTGTCCAGGTAAAGGTTCTGACCGTTGCGCCACCAGTCATCCTCACGCTCAAAATCCGGCATATCAATTCCCGCCAGATGGTAGGCATCCCGGAACAGCGTGTAACAGTCCGTCACCCCGTGCTCAAAGCGCCGTCCTGTCAGATGTGGCACACAGCGGAATTTATGAATTTCCCCCCGGCAGACCAGCCACCAGGACAGTGCACTTTTTATCTGCAGCCGCCGGTCGGCCTCGCTCAGCCAGGGCAGACCACCGGGATGACTGTGGACCAGTGCCACAATCTCCCCCTGCATCTCTGCCCACAGCCAGTCTTCCGGTGCAATACGAAAATACGCCTCCGGCTCTGCAGAGATATTCACACAAGGGATATACCGCTCCCCCTCCGGCGTTCTCACCACGAAGCCGCACGACTCCGCAGGCACACACCGCCGGGTGTGTGCCAGAATCGCTGATTCTGTCTGTGTCATAAACCGGGATTTACTGCGAAAGTTTATTAATGGAAAGGAAACCGCCAAAATTAGCCACCATGCCGCGCATCTCACACCCGCGCATGCACTTGCTGCATCTGTCCTTACGGATATCGGTGGTGGGTTTATCGAACTCATCCGCCACAGCCCCGCCCGTGTAACCACACTCATCAGAGCGGTAGGTCCACATACAGGTGTTCGCCAGCATGATACGACCGGGAAACAGCGCCCCGTCCGTCTCGGTCGGTGTGGCCAGCACAAACGAGGCCGTCATGGCTGTCAGCTGCGACATCTGCTCCACCACCCAGCGGTCACTCAGCTCCTGCTCCGGGTCCGCCGCCGGATTGCCCGCACCGAAATTCACCGCATCCAGAAAACGGGCATACACCCGGCGGCGGACCACCGTGGCCCCCACCAGACTCTGCAGGTCTTCCGCCATCCCGGTGACCAGACCGAACAGATTGGACACCGTCAGCGACGGTCTGGCACTGCTGCCCTTCCCGCTCATCTCAAAACCGCTGCCGTCAATCGGGTATGCCTGATATTGCCGCCCCTGCCAGGTGACCGGCTCCCCTTTTTCATTCAGCTCATTACAGAAAAAATACCGCTCACCGCCCTGTACCGTCAGGTCGATTTCCCAGAGTACCACCCGCGGTGACTGCTCTGATTTAACCGACTCGCTCAGACTTTCTTCGTGAATATCCTGCATCAGTTCACCACCTGCTTAAACTCCGCGCTGAACTCAACGCGCAACATCCCGACCCGCGCAGACCACCCGGCACAGGTCACCTTTATCTGCCGGTATGCATAGGGTGGCTTCCACAAAAATGCCTTCCAGCCACCGTGCTCTGCCAGGAACGCTTCCAGATGCCGGGCCTCCTCCCGGGTCACGGAAAGCGTCACCCTGTATGTTTTCAGGTCAGCATTCAGCCCTGCCGCCATACGCTGTGAGTACCCGTCACCAAAACGCACTTCACGCACCGATGGCTGCGAGTTCACCTCCATATCCGGCTTCACTTTCCAGCGAAAGGTTTTCATCCACCGCTCCCTGATAACATACCGCCATCACGCAACTGCAGCCGGAGTTCATCCTGTGCCCCCTTGCGGGCCATCTCATACACCGCTTTCATCAGCTGCGGCCCTGCCCGCCCGTTGGGGCCGTCGTTCTGAATCACCACGTGATTGTTCTGATTAAAATTAATGCCTTCCGCCCGCCGCATCTGCGCCGGACTTCCGGCACCGCCGACATAACCACCTTCCGCATAGCCCCGCATCAGGCGGTACAGATTGCCGACACCAATCCGGCTGGTCGCCTCCTTCGTGAAGACAAACTCCCCGCGATGAACAATCCCCGCAGGTTCATATTTACCCCCCGTCCCCGTAAATCCCCCGGTCGCGAAATGGAAGTCCGCCGCCGCAGCCTGAATGGCTGTACCGCCTGACGCGGATGCGCCGCCACCAACAGCCCCGCCAATGGCGCTGCCGATACTCCCGACTATCCCCACCATCGCCTGCTTCAGAAAAATCTCTGTCAGCATGGACAGCACAGAACGGGTGAAACCACGCCAGTTCTGTTCGCTGCCGGTCAGCATCGCTGCCATATTCTGTGCAATACCGTCAAAGGTCTGCGTGGCCGCGTTTTTAACCTGCGAAAAACTGTCCGTCGCACTTTCCGCCCACTCGCCCCAGCCGGACTTCATCCCGGCCATCCAGCTTCCACGAAGCTGCTCCTCCGCAGACCAGGTGTTCTTCAGTGCAGATGTGGCCTTCGCCAGCGCAGCCGGATTATCACCGTACACCTCACGAAGGCGCTGCTCTTCCGACTCCCGCTGCGCCTGACGGTCGGTGAGTCCGCGGGCTTTTGCGCTGATTGCCGCCTGCTTCGCGCTCTGCTGCTGTTCAAACCGCGCCGCCTGCTGTGCCAGCTCATTCAGCCGTTTCTGGTGTTCAATCTTGTCGCCCAGCTCAGCCAGCTGGCGTTTGTACTCCAGCGTTTCTTTCTCATGGGCCAGCAGGGATTTTTCCTGCTCAGATAACTGCCGTTTCGTGGCGGCCTCTTTCAGGACCACATACTGATTTTCCGCTTCCCATAAATCCCGGCGCTGCTGGCTGATTTTCTCATTCACACCGCTGTGTTTTTCCAGCGTCCTGAGCTCGGTTTCAAGCGCCAGCATGGCTGCATGCGCCCGGTCTTCCTGGCGCTCACCGGCAGACACCTTCACACCTGACGGCTTTTTCAGCGTCGATTCATAATCCTTTTTTGCCGACGCCATCAGCGTGTTGTAATCCGCCTGCAGGATTTTTCCGTCTTTCAGGGCCTTATTCAGCTCTTTCTGACGGGCGGTATATTTATCCAGCGGCGTCTGCAGGCGCTCATACGCCTTCTGCGCCTCTCCGGTATACTTCAGCTGTGACGCCTCACGCTCAGCCCGGTCCCTTGCCGCCAGTTCACCGGCTTTTTCCATATCCGACTGCAGCGTGGCCGCTGCCAGACCCAGACGGGCATTTTCCCGGTCATCCCATGCCCCCTGAAGGTTCGCACGAAAAGAGGCGGTTTTTCCCCGGCGCTGGCTCCGGCTCTGGTACCACTGCCATTTTTTATCCGCCTCATCAAATGCCTTCTGCGCACTGGCGAGCATATCCGCTGAGGATTCAGGACGACCGATATCCAGAATGGCATCCCACATCGATTTGAATGCCTTCCCTGTTTTATCCGCCCAGGTCTCCAGTGTTCCCATGTTTTCTTTCAGGCGACGGGTCTGCTCATCAAAGCCTTTCGTGGCGATATCGTTCGCCGCCTGCAATGCCCCGGCCTCGTCTCCGGAACGCTGCAGCTGTGCAACATACGCAATCTGCTCTGCCGTCACGTTACGGAACTGGCGCGCCATCGCCATCAGTCCCGACGTCGGGTCAGTGGTCAGCTTCCCGAAGGCTTCAGCGACTTTATCCACCTCCACACCGGATGCAGACGCAAAACGCGCGACACTCTGGTTGATGGCATCAAACTGTTCACCACCACGCACACCGGCATTCACCAGGGCTGCCAGTGACTCTCTCGCCTGGTTAAACGTCAGCCCTGCTGCCTGCCCGGCTCTTGAGAGAGTCAGCATACGATCGGCAGTCAGTCCGGACTGATTACCGGAAAGAACCAGGGTTTTATTAAACGCTGAAAGCGTGGAATCTCCCTGGTACCAGGCGTACACCAGCGCACCTGTCGCCACCGCCAGCGAGGTGACCCCGACCATCGGCAGGGTGATCGCACCGGCGAGCCCCCTGAACATGGGGATCATCCCGCCGAAGGAGTCCTTCACCTGACCGCCCTGTTGCAGCAGGATCAGCCAGGGATTCTGACCACCGGCAAGCTGCGTGGCGATATCCGTAAACTGTGCGGGCAGGGTTCGCATGGCCGCTTTATACTGCCCGACGGAAATCCCGGCTTTTTGTGCAGCCAGCGCCTGGCGGCTCAGGCCCTGTTCAACAGCACTGGCGGTTTTTCTGGCGTCGGTATCCAGACCTGAAAAATGACGCCTTACCCGGCTCATCTGCTCATCGAAACGGACAGCATCCAGACTCAGGTCAATAACAAGATCACCAACCGGCTGGGACATATCTCACACCTCCCGGAATCCCCGCTGAAGCCATCATTAATGCGGCATCATCCACCATGACATCCGCCACATCCGCAGACGATAAAATATCGCGCCCTCCGTCCCCACCGAACCGGACGCCTCCGGCAAGTCCTGCCGCTTTCTGCATCAGCATTTTGTCCTCATCCGGCCTCTCCACCTGCTCTTCCTCATGCCGGGGGACAAGCAGATTGAAATCAGAGGGATGCATATCCGGATCGCAAAAAAACAGGCTGAGTACAGCGTACGTCAGCCCGGAAAAATGCATATCCAGCTGGGTATCCTGAAAATAATGCGTGCGGTAAAAACGGTGCCAGTCGGCATATTCGGTGGATGTCATCCCGGCAAGCATGGCGCGCCAGTCGGGTCTCCCCATCTCACGCGCCAGTCTGAGGGCAAAGTTCAGCTCGCCGTCGAAGACTTTCCCGCAGAAAAATCATCATCAGTCAGCGTGTTATTTTTCGCCACTTCAGTAATATCAGTATCCGGACGAACAGCTTCGATCATCCCGGACAGGCACAACACCACGTCTTCCGCCCGGGCAATGGCATCGGCAGGCCAGGTGGTGAGCACTTCCTGCTCTATCTTCATCACGGCCTCATTCATTGACGGTGACTGCGTTTTCTGTGGATGGTTATGCCACAGGGACATCGCCACCAGAAACGCGCCGGTTCTGACGAGATCTTCCACGCTTACCTGCAGGTTGCCGCAGGATTCTGCCTGTTCTGCACGCCGTTTCAGAAGGGCAAGATGCTCGATACGCTGCAGCGCAGACAATTCGGAAAGCGTGACAGACACACCGTTATATTCAAATTGTTCTGTTTTCAGAAACATGTATTACCTCCGTTTACCCTGCAGCGCCCGCTTCAGTAACGGTGACTTCAGCCACTGCGGCGAACTGACCATTTCCGCTCACCACAGGGATCTGCACCTTACCTGTCGCCACGCCGTTTACCGTAATTGTCATATCTTTCACACTAATGGTGGCTTTCGACGGATCGGCGGAAACCGCTCTGAACGTCTTGTCGGTTGCACTTTCCGGCTCAAAAGAAACCGTCAGGGTGGTTGTTTTCCCTTTTGCCACCGTACCGGATGTCGGCGTCACCTTAATCGCACTGACCGGCGTAATTTTGCTGCGTTCTTCCGCTACAGAAGGTTTACCCACGTTAGTGACTTTCACCGTGCGGGTGATCACTTCTTTTTTCGCCGTCACGGCCTTACCGATACTGCTGACCCAGCCACGAAACACATCCACCGTGCCATTCGGAAAACGGATTTTATAGGCCCGGACATCGCCGCTTTCAAACCAGCCTATAAGCCCTTTCTGGCCTTCCTCTCCCGGTTTCCAGGCCAGCGTAAAACTGGTATCACCTGCAGATTTCTGCCCCTGCCCGGTCGCGGTCCAGTCCGCGTCTTCATCATCCAGGTAGTTATCATCGTAGGATTCTGCCGTCATCTCGCCCGGCGTCAGATCCTTCACCTTAGCCAGTCGCTGCCAGTCATCGTCTGACAACGGGTTTGCATAAGCATCACCCTTGCCGTTGTAAACCCACAGAGTGGTACCGGCACCTTTTACCGGCTCAAGGGGATTTGGTGTTGCCATATCGTCCTCACATCTCGTATGTAATGGAATAAGTCAGATCTGCAGAACTCCATAACGCCATATCGTCATCACGACGATACTCATAGCCCTGCGTAACCATCGTGGTAATCAGTCCTGCCAGTGCCGGGATCGCGGTCATCGCCGGGTAAATCCGGCTTTCCATCCACTGATCGAGCTCTGAATCCGGTACCTGTGCCGGTAAAAACACCTCAATATGCAGTGTGGCCCGCCAGGTATCTGCATCCAGCTCTTCACCGGTATACTCTGCATCCGTCAGATAAACCGCGATCGCAGGAAAATCCTCTTCGTCAAAAACAACGGGGCGACCATCAAACAGCGTCGCCCCGTGTTCATGCTGCTCGAGTGCATCCAGCACTGCGGCACGAATGTCAGTGTGTTTCATCGTTTTATCGCAATCCTCAGTTGTTGTTTCAGCGCGTATGCCAGTTCTTTAGGCAGGCGTTCACGCCGGATACGGTCAACATTCTCATCAAATGCCTGTTTCAGTGGGGCCGCCATCGGGATTTTCACCACCTGAATGGGAAGGCGATTACGCTTTTTCCTTCCCTTGTCGTCATTGCCCTCCTTATATCTGGCCTGGGGAAGACGTTGCATAACATGCCAGCGCCCATTATTTAATCGCTGGATAAATGCCCGCTGATAACGATGCTGACCGGCTTTGAGTATGCTGTTCGGACGACGCCCCAGCATTCTGATCCCCAGCTTAATCACAGGGAGATCACCGCGGTTAACGATAATTCTGGCATTCGGATTTCTGACCGTCGCCCGTTTCAGTCTGGACCGTTCCTTTACCAGTTTCCGTCTCACCCTGGTTTCCCGGGCAACCTGTGACGAAGACTGATTAATCGCCGTTGTGGCCACGCGGTTAATGGTCATTGCAGAAGCAGCCGGAATGGCGTTTTTACGAACCCGGCTCAGATTGTCAATCGCCTGATCAAGCCCTTTTATCGCCATAATTCACCCTGCGTTTATCGTCGCCGGTTAACTGCGGGTGGTTGCCCACGGTTGAGCCAGAGATAACAGCTACCCCCGTCATCCGGAGAAACACGATCCACCCAGAATGTCTCACCATTAATGGTCAGCGTGTCACCACGCCGCACGGCACGAACCGTATCCGTCCGCACAAATAATGACGGGCTGCTTCCTTCAATACGGACCCCGCTACCGGCAAACCCCAGCGACTCCGGATCGTCAAAAACCCCCTGAACTTCGCTGCCACACTGTGCCCCCGAGGTGAACTGCGCACAGAGCCCCATCACTTCAACAATCGTTCTGTCCACCCCGGCAAGGGCAGCATCAAAGGAATTCTCAAAATCACGCATAAACGGCCATTCCGCTCCTAACCATGTCTTTTGCCACTGAGGGGGGCATCAGAATTACTCTGCCAGCATCAACATGCTCAACAGGCTCACCTGTTTCATCGTCAACACCGCACAGGTAAAAACACTTCAGAAGCCTGATACGTTCCAGAATACCAACGTCATCCTCACCGGTGTGCCTGCATGCCTGCTCATGAACGGTATCATCAACATCTGCGATTTCATTTTCCGAGGCGCAAACCTCCTCTTCCCACTCTGCCACACGCTGTGCGATATCCGCAGCACTCCCCGACATATCCGCCTCGCGCCCCAGCAGACCAGCCAGTTCACGAAGACGTTTCTGATTTTCTTCTTTTGTTGCCATATCCAGCTCCCTGTGAAAAAACACGGGGGCATTTCGCCCCCGCTCACGGATTATTTCACCTGTACCACCACAAACTCATCCGGATCCGGCAGCACCATCAGCGGCGCGGACTGCGTCATGGTGAATTCACAGGACGGATCGCCCACGGTCAGCCAGTGTTTCGGGTAACGGGAAGAAGCCACCACTCCTTCAGACAACGCCTGTGCATCCTTAATGGCTCCATAGCAACGAATCCCCTCTGCTGCCGTATTCCCCAGCACCAGCGTGCCCTCCGGCAGATAACGTTTTTCGGTACCGTCCTCTGCCACATAAGACGTTTTCGCTACCACAATGGCCAGATCGCCGTAATACCCCTTGAAGGATACCACTGCGCCCAGATCTTTCACTGCCGTTTCGAGTTGTGAATTTGAACCGCGACGGGTATCCATTTTTTCGCGGAAAAGCTTAAAGCCATTCAGCAGACGCCAGACGGTACCGTCCATAATGGCAATATTCACAAGACCACTGGCCTGATCACAGAAAAGGTCGATATCATATGTCGGGTCGAACGTGTCACGATCCTGTTTTGACCACTCCTTACCGCTACCTTGTATGATGTTATTCTTCGTCGATCGGCCAAAATCGACTTCAATTTTCTCGAACTGGTCTCCTTCCATCGTATATTTGCCATACAGCACGGCATTCACCGCCTGCATTTCTTCCACCTGCACAATAGCGTGCTCTTCCTGTTTGAGGTTATCAGTGATGATACGCAGACGACGGTAGGCCGGGTCGTTCAGCTGAGCCGGATCTTCACCGGGAAGGCGCTCAACCGCCTGCTGGTAATTAAATTCGTGTTTCGGCTTGACGTAGCCCGGACGCAACACGCGGGTTTCACCACCACGATGGCGCAGCACTTTTCCTTCAACGATCGGGGAGACATAGGCCGCCACCGGCGTTTTTCCGGTAATTTTGTCCAGCATCACCTCTTCGGTGTGGAAATTCACCGTACGGCGGAAAAACAGCTCCAGAAATAGCGCACGGAATTTAACTTTTTGTTCGGTATAACCGAGTAACTGGCGGGTCGTAAACAATCCCATAAATCAGTTCCTTTCATTCAGAAATCAGTCAGGCCACCATGGTGGCCTGATAACGTGTTACGGCAGAGCCGCGTGACTCAGGGCTGTGCCGGCAAAGGCATTTGCCTTTTTGTGTTCATCCACACTGTCAGGCCAGCGGATTGCCTCCGTCGCAAAGGTCCCCGACTTGTAATAGGTCAGCACCGTCTCTGTGCCTTCAAGCGGCAGTACCAGTATGCCAACCGCACTACCGGCTTTCTGTCCATCCCAGACCACCAGTTTCCCGGTGGCTTCATCCAGCATCAGGGGCGTCAGAGCCGGTGTTGCAGAAGAAATCCCGCTGCTGCCTGTGGCGGTATGAGCCGGATCATTACCAGCAAAAATACGTACTTCCGCACGCTGTTCAGTGATGGTTTTCGTCACCATTTTGTTAAAACCTCATATTGATGGTCAGCACTGACTTCATGGCATGGCCATGAGCATTTTCACGTCCGCATCACCGTCTGCTGACGTCTGTGACACGCCACCCCGCACCGCTGCCGGTGAATGATTCGCCATGAAATGTTCAAACAGGGCGGTTGTGGATGCAGAGACCGGTTCGGCCTTACCTGATCCCGCAGCCAGCACAGCCCGGGCGTTCTCCACGGTCATTCCCGGGCAGGCCGCCAGTTTTTCAGCCTGCGCTTCTGCCCCTTTTGCCTCATCCAGGGCCATGATCTGATCACGAAGTGAGGGCCCGGCATCCGCCAGTGGTGCAGCCGCCAGGATCGGGCGGGCTTTTTCCACCGTCATCTCCGGCATCGCCGCCAGCGTTGCCGCCAGTTGTTCACGACCGTTCGCTTCTTCACACGCCATAATGCGATCGGCTTCACTCTGCGCGGATGCCACCGGCTGCTGCGGTGCCGCCGCGGCCAGAATCGCCCGGACTGTCAATGTCCAGCAGTACGCCCCGCACCTGGCTATCCGCCATTGCCTGCTGAAGACAGGCGACAATACCGTCATAGCCTGTCATTCCGGAAAATGGCCGCATACCACCCAGCCGGTGCACCAGCGTGCCGGTCACCGGCAGTACAGCAATACCGTTCACCACCCGGTAAACACGGGCCGGTCGTTTACCTCCGGCCATGTACTCATCCGTTTCAGCCAGCATTCCGGGAGCATCAAACTGTACCTGCTGTTGTGGTACCGAAAGACTTGCTGCTCCCATCTCGCGCCCGAGCGCGCAAAAGAAAACCCGCGCATAGGCGGGCTCCAGAAGCAGCGGTTCATTGAATGCTGCGGCAATAATGTGTGAAAGATTACGTCTCACGTGGTGTTGTCTCCTCTTCCGGCCTGCGACTCTCCGCTATCTGCTGCTGATACGCCTGCGCTATCCACACCGGACGTGAGAGTCCGGCTTTTTGCCGCTCAGCAGATTCCCTGACCTGCTGGCGGAAAATGTCCTGATAATCCTCGCCCATCAGCGCCAGCTCTTTCTCATACGTGCTCAGTCCGGCCTCAATGCGCATCACTGATTCCTGGACTTCCTTGAGCCCGTCAATGGCCATTCTTCCGGCACCAATCCACTCTGCCCGTGACCAGGCTGATCGCGCCTGATAAAAATCAAAACGTGCCCGTGGCGGACGAATAATCCCCCGAAGAAGTGCCTCTTCCAGCCAGCAGGAAAACATCTGCGTGGCCAGCCGGGCCGCAATAAATTTTCGCCGCCCCATAAAATAGCGCCACGACTCATTGGCGGAGGCGCGGGCACTTGAGTAACTGACCTTCGAGTAATCACGGGACAACTGTTCGTAGGAAACGCCAAGACCGGCGGCGATATACCGCAGCAGCGCCTGTTCAAGCGCAGAAAATCCATTGTCTGAATCCTGCGCAGTCTGTAGTTTCAGATCATCACCAGGGAAAAGGTGCGGAATTTTGACACCGCCCAGTGTCACGTTATTCGTGTCATACCAGCTGGAGAACTTCTCCAGAATATTAATAAGCGGATTATCCTTCTGCTCCTGTGGCGCGCCGGCGATATATTCAAAGGCCTTTTCGGTATCAAGTTCACTTTCAATCGTCGCTGCATACATCGCCTTCACTATGGCCGACTGAAGCTGTGTTGCCTGCAGGGAATCGAGCATCTTCAGCCGTTCCATGACGCTGTAAAACTGATTAGCCCCACGGGTCTGCCCGTCCTCCACCGGCTCGAAAATATGCAGCATGGCCGGACGTCCGGTGGGAAGTTCACGCGGGATCCGTTCCCATCGTCCACTACCAGAGAACGGAAAATCATCCTCACAAATATGGTACGCGACGGCACGGCCATATCGATCGACCTCCACACCGGCCCGCAGAAAACGGTTCCCCATACCGTGTCCAGGCGTGTCCACCCGTTTCGGACTCACGGCTTTAAAACGCGTACGGAATAACTGCGTGGTTTCCGTATCCCAGACCGGCTGCACAAAGATTTCGCCGTTAAACGCATGAACGCCCACACCTTCACGGATAAATTCCGTGAACGTGCGTTTTCCTTCCACGTCGATCTCGCCAAACATCCCTTCGGCGTATTCCGACCAGGCCGCCTCCACCTCATCGACAAAGCTTTTTGCTGCGGTCTCCCGCATCCCCAGCCAGCGCCAGTTCGGACGGTAGCTGATCAGAAACATATGCCCGACAATGTGATCCTTATGCAGAGCCACCGCATTAGCCGCTATTCCGTTATTGCGCACCAGATCATCTGCCCGGGCATTCCCCAGACGCAACGCGGGTAGCAGGGCCGCATCGGCACTCTGCGCCGGTGGCAACCACTCAGCCATTTGCCCGCCAAATCCTGCACCGCCCCCGTTGTAGCTGAGACTCTCACGAAGCGGAACGCCGTTCACATCAATCAGGGCAGGCGTTCGTTTCATAACCTCACTCCCAGCGGACGACGGCGACGCCGGGTTGTCCCCAGTACCGACTCCGCATCATTGATCGCCCGGTTAAGCTCATCCAGAGAAGCCGCCGTATATTCAATTCTGCGACCATCTTTCTGGACAGACACCACCCGTTTACCGGTTAATAAATCAAGGCGCGCCTGACGCAGCGCCTGCAGTTCAGCGACTGTAACCATTCACTCCTCCGGACAGCTTCGCTGCCAGTTCTTTAAGGGTTGGCCGGGTCGTCTCTTCTTCCCGGGATTTTGCCAGTACAGCCAGATCAAGCTGCCAGCGTTGCACGGACACACGTAGTGCCGCGTAGGCATACACCAGGCAGTCCAGCGCTTCGTTACGCCGCTTTTTGTTATCCCACAGCAGACGCATCTTTCCTTTTTCCCACTTCTCCACAAGCTCTTCCGCGACCAGTTGCTGCGCCTCTGTCTGCGAAAAAATCTCCGGATCATCAGGAAAACGGATGGCATACGACGTGGCTTCATCCACAGGCGTGGGATCGGCTTTCATACGGGCATAGAGAATTTCTTTTGCGGTGTCCGTCCCCACTTCACACAGATACACGCCCCGCTGATTGCGGGTTTTTGGCATGGTGATCACCGGCTTGCCATAGACAGATGCGCCTTTTACCGGCAGCACCCGGAAAACACCGTGTTTTTTTGACCTCTGATAAACGATTTCGCCATCGATCCCCCCGGTGTCCCAGCAGACACGGGAAATAGTCATTTCGGTTCCGTCTGCATGGCGGTATTTTTTGTTGATCGCCGCATCCACACGTAACAGCGTCTCTTCCTCATCGGGACGCCCCATAATGATGATTTTATCCACCAGAAAGGCTTCCTCTCCCGGAGCCCATCCCCAGACATACATCTCAAAACGGTTTCGCTGCGAGTCAATGCCCGCCGTCAGATAAACCACCCGGGCAGGCACCGCCGCCGTGTAACGCACAACCTTATCCATCAGTACCTGGTGATCGAGTTTTTCGCCCACAGCCTCTTCCCAGGTCTCGCCCAGCGTGGTGTTCACAAAGGTTTTCAGGCCGTTGGGATCTTTCAGTGCATCCAGCCAGTCATAGACAATCTGTACCCAGGTGGTGAACGGACTGTACGCCGTCCAGATATGGAAAGTGATGGAGCGCGGCGGCGGAATTTCATTACCCGCAGCGCTGAAAAACGTCAGACCGTCACGGGTCCACATGCCCGTGTTTTCACAGATCCACCGCCCGTTACTCTGGTCCAGTTCAGACTGATGGATCACGCAGCCATGATGCTCACAGAGGTAGAAAACGCTTTCGGGGCTGTCCTTCTCCCATTTAAGCCCAAAAGGCGTGGACTCATCGCCAAATTTCAGATACTGCTCCTCCCCACAGTGCGGACAGGGCACATAAAAACGCATGAAGTGTGCCGACTCGTTAGCGGCTTTTTCGATCTGGCAGGAGCCTTTGATTTTAGGCGTCGAGCCGCGAATGGATTTGGGCCATACAGAGCCCTCAATACGTTTATCCCCCAGCAGGGTTGGCGAACCCTCTTTTTCAACATCCGGTTCGAACGAGGAAAGCTCGTCATAACAGACCACATCCACGGATTTTTCACGGTAGTTTTTTGCTGCCGCTCCCCCCAGACACCAGAAACCCACACCGGAGGAAAAACGCTTCAGGGTGAGGGTATTATCACGATGTTTACGCCCAAACCACGGTGCAAGATCGAGTAAAACCGGCACATCCCTGATCGTGGGTTCCACATGAGATTTCATAAAATCTTCAGCAGCAGAATCCGTGGGCTGGAAAAGAAGGCTGTTGCGTGATTTATGCTCAATAAAATAAGCCTCCACTCCCAGCAACATCTTTGTATAACCAACACGGGCAGATTTAATCAGATTAACAGTGCGGATCCGGTCATTCCCCATGCTGTTCATGATGGCAACCTGAAACGGCAGTGTTTCCCACCGCCCCGGGGTGTAAGATGACTCTTTCGGAAGGTAATAATGTCGATCTGCCCACTGAACTGTCGTCAGAGGGACAGGAATTTTTAGCGCAAGGAGGCCGGTTGCTATCGCTCCTGCAGAATTAGCCGCCCTCAGTTCGTCTGAAATCATCAATCCACCTGCGCACATTCTCACCGGCTTCAGAAGCCACATCGGATGCTTTCGCGATTTCAGTTTTCACAGCATCAAGATGTACGGGTGATATATCAGGGTATTTACGCTGCAGTGTCTGAGGGACACGGACAAGGATCCCTGATATATTCTGTGCCACTCGCTGAAAGATGTAGGTAAATAACTCCGTCTCGAGGACAAGGCCTTCCTCACGAGCATTTTTCAGCTCCTGTGCATCGGCCTGTGCCTTCGTCAGTCGGTAACGTTCGTAATCAATGGTGCCGGGCTGAAGGTCTGATTCGCTGGCAGCCCTCAAATCCTCGATCTCTTTACGGAGTTTTTCGTTTTCAATATCAGCTTCCCTCTGCGCATACCACTGAATGGCAGCAGTTGTATCAAAAACTGATTCAGTCCCTTTCCCTCCACCAGAAACTAGTGGTAACCCCTGACTCTGCCAGGCGGTGATGGTCCTGACATCAACGCCAAAAATATCGGCCAGTTTTTTCTTATTGACGTTCATACACTCCCCCGGGAACCAGAAAGGATCTGAAAATGGCGTTTTCTAACAAAAACAGCCTTTGTCAGATCCTTTTATATTTTTAAAATTCTATTGATAATCAATCAGTTAAAAAGAAGAAGAACGGATCTGATTTTTCCCTAAAAATTTTCATAAATAGCGAAAACCCGCGAGGTCGCCGCCCCGTAACGGCCCGGATCGCCGGAAAGGACCCGCAAAAATGATAATGGTTATCATTTTCAATGTAGTCCGGTTTCTTCCACCATCGCACCGGACAGGCGACTATGAGGGGACAACGCCGCGCTCCGTTAACGCGGTAAACCCCGGTGTGTATCGTTTTTGATTATCCCCGCACACTCGCGCAGAGGAGTCTCCCGGTCGGGCTGCGGTCTCTGTTAATGCGGGGATACGGCGACAATACCGCGCATCAGCAAAACTTATTTCAGGCACTGAGTGCGGATATATTCCTGCGCCACTTCCAGCTGCTTCTGCATCAGCATCAACCGCTCTCTGAGAGTGAAATAATCCCGTTCAGCGGTGTCTGCCAGTCGGGGGCCGGTTGCATTATCCACGCCGGAGGTGGTGGGGGCTTCACGCACGGTACCGGGGCAGGTGGCGTTGATCCGCAGGCGCTTACGACCAGCGGCAACGTCAGCGCGCAGAGTTTCATTTTCAGCTCTCGCATCGGCTAATTCCCTCGAGTATCTGGCATCAAGTGCAGCAACATCACGCTGGCGCTGCTGCATATCAGTAATGGTTGCATTTGCCTGCTCCAGCTCACTGACTTTTTTATCGCGCTGCTCTTTGTAGGTTATGGCGTTATCACGGTAATGATTCAGCCCCAGACTAAGCGCACCACAGGCCACCAGCAGGGCAATGATGACCACGCACAGTACGCGGTTCATTTCACCACCAGCGTATCTGACCGATGAAATAACCGGAGGCCATAATCACAAACACCAGCCAGATAAGAATGAACTTCCAGGTGGATAATTTTTCAGCCATCACTCGAATCTCCCGAATCAGTTTGCTAAAATCAAACACACTTTCTCCTTTGACTTTTCCAGAGTCAGGAAACACAAAACCCCGCTTGCAGCCAACAAACGGGGTTTTTACTTTTATTCACTTAGTTTTTGTCAGTTCGCAGGATTTCGTGTTATCCGTCCGTGTGAGCAAACCGCATTTTTCAGCAAAATATTCTGCTTATCTGTCGATACCCCAGCACGCCAGCGCACTTTCCTGGTCTCGCCGGGATACCTGACCGTAGCAATTATTTGAGCGGATACGGCAGTCTCTGCCACCGTCCTTAATCCACCAGCGAATCGCTTCGCATGCTCCCCTGCGGTCACCAGCATTAATCCGTCTGTAAAACGTCGACGGGAAACACTTACCGGGGCCAATGTTATAGGGACAAAATGACGCGATACCCGCTTTCTGGGGTTCGGTCAGCGGCACTTTAATATTGCGCTCCACCCATGCCAGCGCCTTATCACGCTCAATGGCGTTGACCTGGTCGCATTTTTCCTTCGACAACTTCATGCCCGGGACGACAGGTTTACTATCCACCAGGATGGCACCGCGGCAGATGGTCCAGATACCCGCGCCATCACGGTATGCCGTGGTGTGGTTACCTTCCTTTTCATCCAGAAACTGGTCGAGGATTTCAGGCGCAGGCGCACCTGCGGCAATCAGCGCCAGAACGGCAGCCGACAGGCCGTATTTGATTTTGGTGTTCATGGATATTTATCAGGGTTTATCGATTTCAAATCCCTGGATATGTTAAGTCTTCAGGCCAGCGGTGGAGTCTTCAGAGAACCAGTAATTATTCCCGGTAGTTTTCCTCTGTAGGTTATCAACACATCCTGCGCCTCTAAAATTACGGGGCGCTTTTCCGGCAACGGACCATCCCCTTCACATAACCCGGCAGCAACATCCATGAAAAACTGCTTCGCCTGCTTTTTCGCCTCAGCTTCGTAAAACTCCAGCGTGGCATCTTCAGTACGGTCAAGACTAATCGCCACATCTGGCAACAACAGTGACGGATACCCACCAATTTCCAGTGCCACAGTAACAGTAATCTTATTCGGGTAATTATTTATCCCTTTAACAACCAGTTCGTATTTTTTCTTCATCGCTTTACTCTCCCCGCGCCGCCTTACGACGGTCCTCTCTGATTTTGAAATACAGGTTAGTCAGATATGTCAGCAGCCCAAACAGCAGACTCCCCAGCACGCCTATTGCCGCCCACTGAGACGGGGAAACCCTGTCCAGCAACTGCAGGAACCAGTAGCCCGTTCCCACCGCTGACGTGGTGTATGACACACCTGTTGTGATTTTTTCCATCTGGTACATACCCCGTCTCCCGTTATCCGGAAGCTGACAACAATAAAAAAGCCACCAGTTAAGTACTGATGGCTCTGATAACTCATGCAGGCGTCTCAGACGACCCACTGACACTACCGGTGAGTTTAACGATACCTTCCATTTGACTGGCTCACTTTTTATGATGATGCCGGTGCATTTATCTCCAGCACCAGACTTTCTATCTCAACGCCATACGCTGCATTTTTTGTAACATCCGTCAGCGTCAACGCATTCAGTCCCAGTGTCAGACTGTCTTTTATGACCTGGAATGCCGGGCCAGCCACTCCATTCAGTTTCGGAGTAACCGTGGCACTGCCGGCGGTGAACACCAGCTCCAGCGTCTGCCAGTCGTTACTGTAATTCCCGAACTCGCCCAACTTTGTGTTTCCGGCTTTCTTGTGATGCATCAGATTCAGTTTGCCGTCTGTGGTCTGGGTGAAGAACGACATCAGGAACGGGTTACCAGTCCCGGTCATCGCCACGACGTCAGGTAACGCTACATCGGTATACAGATAAATTCCCAGACCGAACTGGTTGTTGGTCAGTGCGCCTGACAGTCGAAACTTACAGCTCAGTCTGCCACCCCGTGTCAGCAGGGAGACTGCGTCATCCACCGGATGCATCAGGGACCAGGTTTTATTGCTCTGCTTGGCGATCTTAAATACACCACCCGACAACTGAATTCCGCCGTCCTTAATGGTCCAGCCCTGCGCAGCAGCCTCTCCGGCTGTCGGCAGCAGGGAGATTGTGCGTACGGATGCATCTTCAGGCGGCCCCGATGGCGTGTCGCCGCCGGGCGAGGGTTTGATTTCCGGTGCCTTACCACTGATGAAGGCTGAGGTGCGCCCGGCTGCGTTCAGAATAGCGGTTGCCATACGATCCGGAATAATGCTCCTGCGCGCCCATGAACTGAAATGTGTCGGGCGGTTTGATGATACCTGGTTTCCATTCGTTCTCGATGCCGCACCGTAATATCCTGATGCCGGAATATCCGGATCTTCTGCCGGCGCGTTAGTGGCGGTATTGACGCCGTTACCGTCTGTCATGAAGGGCACAAAATAAACGCCCTCACTCTCCCTGTTTTTGTACGCCCCGTAAATGGTGTTGTACTGCGTGCCGTAGGTGTTTTTCCAGTAATACGTCGTGTCACCACAAATCCACGGCACATTTACAGCACTGCCACCATGACACTGCGCGTTAAACACAGTGAGGTCAGCACGAAACTGCTTCAGCATGGCTGTAAACAGCGCAGGTTGCTGTGCGTAGGTGGCGGCGCTCATGTCAAACTCTCCCTGCATCCAGCACACCGCCAGCAACACATTTTTCGGGTTCTTCTGTAATGCAGCTTTAGTGCGCGCAATCAGGTCCTGATATAACGGTTTACCCACACCCCAGCGCGCCGAATCCTGGCTGGCCCCCGCGTCCGCACTGAATGTCCCCTCCGCGCCCTGGGTGAATGCCGAACCACCACGACAGCATGGTACCAGCAGGATCCCCGCGTTATTCGGGATATACGGGAGCAGTTTTTTGGCAATATGTAAGCCCTGGCCGACACAGCCGTACTGCCCTTTGCTCAGGTCTGCCTTCGGATGATTCAGCGTACTCATATCCTGCACATCATGCAGACAGTGGTCAGCCGGGATGATGTCGTTATACGTACAACTCTCTCCACCCGGAGTTACCGTGCTGCGGCGCGCCAGCTGTTTAATGCGCGGATCCGGAGCATCGTAAGAATCCGGTAACGGAAGCCCTTCACCGTAGGCCATGCCGTTGGACTGTCCGGCAAGCACAACCACGTAGAACCAGTCCGGCTCAGATGAAGGGCCGACCTGTGGATCTCCTTCAATAGCCACCGCCTGCATCAGTGTGTACGGCGTAATGGCAACCGGTCCGCCATATGGCTGCCAGCCCTCTTTCAGTTTGTGTGTCAGCTTTTCCGCAAGGTCTGACGGCGACGCCGCCCTGACAACATCATAGTGTTTAAATGCCATGAATCCTCCCGGCCGGGATAATATTGTGAGTAAAATGAGGAGCGGGCTGAAGTCCGGAAGTTACAGGACAATGGCAGAAGAGAGACAACAGCCCGCAATACGAAAAAGGCCGCGCTATTGCGCAGAGTGATTACTGTCGGATATTATTCGCCAGCTGAAATATTACTTCACGTTTTGTTGTTTATTCCTTGCCGCCCGCGTCTCCCAGCGCGGGCTTTTTTTGTCCATAAGAAAGCCCCTCCGGAGAGGGGCTGGAGAGTGGCGCTATGTGCCATTGCATGGTGCCGGGTGCCTCCCGGTGAATTCAGTACCAGCACCTGAATCCGCGATTATCCCATATACCTACTCGCTGATTGCCCCTCCGCACAGGGGGATTCACCATGCCAGTTTCTTTTAACAAACTCCCCGCAAAACAGACAACTGTCAACCGTCTGAATTGTGAGACATTTAAAAAAAGGCCCGCAAAAGCGAGCCGGGAAAAATAAGTCTGGCGCGTTGTACTGGATTCGAACCAGTGACCGATTGCTTAGAAGGCAATTGCTCTGTCCGGCTGAGCTAACAACGCAGGGTACAGATAATGGACCGCCATCGAGGACTCGAACCCCGCGCAACCAGCTTCGAAGGCTGGCGCTCTATCCCGATGAGCTAATGGCGGTATGTGATATGGTGGCCCTTGCTGGATTTGAACCAGCGACCTGGCGATTATGAGTCGCTCGCTCTCACCACTGAGCTAAAGGGCCGCGCGCAGAATAATAACGTTACGGAATTAATACTGCAATCTCATCCGTTTCAAACGATTAAATCCTGAACTTCCCTGACTGTCTGCTCAAAACGTCCGGTCTCCAGCTCAACACCAATCGCACGACGCCCCAGTGCCATCGCCGCTTTTACCGTTGAACCCGACCCCATGAAAAAATCCGCAACCAGATCACCAGGACGACTACTTGCGCTGATTATCTGCTGCAGCATTTCTGCCGGTTTTTCGCACGGATGTTTCCCTGGATAGTACTGCACCGGTTTATACGTCCACACATCGGTGTACGGCACCTGCACCGTCACACCGAAATACCGCCGCAAATTTTTATATTCACTCAGCAGTTCCATATACTGCCGGTTCAGCTCACTGTATGTGCTGACCAGCTGGTGGTGTGGCTTTTCCAGTTCCCCGCGCTGATGTTTCTCTTCTGCCACCCGGGCAAACAGCGACTGTAATTTCAGATAATCGCTTTCGTTCGGTAGCTGCCACTGACTGGCACTGAACCAGTGCGGCACCATGTTTTTCTTTCCTGTGGCATCTGCAATCTGTTTTGCCGTTATCCCCAGGGCAGCGCGCGCATCACGAAAGTAAGCAATCAGCGGGGCCATCACATGCTGTTTCAGTGCCCTGCCCTTCGCCTCATACCCGGCATCTTTCGGACGATACGGCCCCTGATAATGTTCCGCGAACAGAATGCGCTCTGTGGCGGGGAAATACGCCCGCAGGCTTTCCTTGTTGCATCCGTTCCAGCGTCCGGACGGCTTCGCCCAGATAATATGGTTCAGCACACTGAAGCGTTCACGCATCATGATTTCGATATCAGATGCCAGGCGATGACCACAGAACAGGTAAAGACTTCCGGCAGGTTTCAGCACCCGCCAGAACTGCGCCAGACACTGGTCCAGCCACTTCAGGTAATCATCGTCGCCCTTCCACTGGTTATCCCAGCCCTCAGGCTTCACTTTAAAGTACGGCGGGTCCGTGACTATCAGGTCAACAGAATTTTCGGGTAACGACCGGATAAATTCCAGGCAGTCGGCGTTGATTAACTCACAACTGGATATTTTTACAGTATTAGCCATAGATCAATAAGCACTTCTCTGATAGGCTCATACCGCTTTTGCGCAAAGCAGATGGGCCTGAGGTTTGCTTGTGACCCCAACGCATGAGCAGATGGCTGGTGGGTGCCCCTAACACCCACCAGCCGCCCATTTACCACAAATAAAAAAGCCTTCACTGCGGAAGGCGTCTGTAACAACCGAACTGATAGTCTGCCAGACCCGCCATAACCAGCTGGGTCAGTATTAACTGGCAGCGTTCGCGTGAAAGGTAAGTATTCTGCGCAATCTCCCCGACTGTCGCCGGTTCGGTGACGCTTAATTCATTAAACACCACTCTGGCGGTTTCTGTCATATCCTGCTGTTTCAGCATGTCTTTTTCCCTTTTTCGGTTAACGTGACACACCAATAACTCTTGTCGAAAAAGCCAGCAAGCTGAAAGACAGGTATTCACCGCCACCAGCACGTTTACTGTACTGGACCGATTTCAGCCATAAAAAAACCCGCTCGCGGCGGGTTTAAGCTGTGTGGCGAAGTAACCACTCTTAACATACTGACATACTTTTTGCGGACCGCACTAATCATTTTTTACTTTTTTAGCAGCCAGTCGTCCATCTCCAGTCTTACCCCCAGCACAGACAAACATCCGTCAATAAACCCTTCGGCTATCTGCATCTCAATTCGTATTGCTTTTTCGCTTTTCTTTCTCGTCCTGGCTATCTGTCTTTTTGATATTCGCAACAAATAATGAGCAATGAGAAGCGAATACTCCTCAGGTTTTTTCTGCTTCAGACGAGCAAGACAGTTTTCAATGATAAGTCCGTCATCATCGCAGCAGGCCGGACGTGGTTTAGTGGCAGATGGTAAAAGTCCTTTGAATCCGGCAGCGATCGGAGAATAGTCCACCCCGGTGTTACCACTTGCAGCCCATGCCCCCCAGCGTTCAAGAACCATCTGAATATCACGCATCAACTTTCTCCACAAAATCAGGACAGCACACCAATCGCCAGCGCGCGATCGATAAAACGAAATATCAGCTCCAGTTGGGAACCATACTTCTCTTCAAATGCCACGGTATCCGCATGCAGTTCGTCATGGTGTTTTCTGCACAAAGGCAACACAAAAAGGTCATGCGCTTTTGTACCCATTCCACCCTGACCATGACCAATCAGGTGATGAGGATCGTCGGCTGGCTTACCACAACATGCACACGGCTGCGTCTTAACCCAGCGCGTGTACTTTTCATTAACCCAGCGGCGACGTTTTGGGCGTAACATAAAAGACTCCGGCGACTCCGGATCCACTTTCAGCGCCAGCACCTTTTTCGCCTTATCCTGGATGATGCTGGTGGCAGGAACCGAAGGCACAAGGTCACTTTCCCGGGTGACAGACGGCACAACAGGCTTCGGTAATCTCAGTGCCTTACGGGCTGCACTTTCCGGTAAGGCATCCGCCAGGTCATTACGAATCAGCCACCAGCACAGTTCCGGCATTGTCACAACGTGACTGTCATCAAAACCAAGATCACGGCGCACAACAGACAACACCCAGCGGGCACAGTTATCCGTTGCCATTGCTTCCAGCCGTTCCGTGAACTGGTCACGGAGAAGATTGTCACAGTGCCAGCACAGACGGATTGCGCCTGGCGCGTGCCGCATTGTGGTCATGTTCTCGCTGTGCCAGTCGGAATGAGGCCACTGACAGCCCTTTTCACGAAGTAACCAGCTCTCAAGGCATTCCACGCCACCAGCACGACGGATCACCGCCTCATGGCGGAACACGGCCCGAACGGCAGGATCATCCGCCAGCGGTTGTGATGCTGCCGGAACGGCACCGCTGGCGAAAGATGAATAACGTTCCGGCTCAGGCTCCAGCAGGACACGCCCCTGCATAAACAGGGGCATCAGCTCTGAACCTGGCCTGAACAATACGATCCCCATACGCGGGGCAATTTCAGGGGTCAGTAGTGCTCT